GTTTGCCGCATAGGTAGCACGGTGGGTTGTCGGCAAGCAGTGTTTGTCTGTTGCGTCTATATGTCAGGTCATCGGTTGTGTGTTGTCTAGGCATGTCGGGGGTACTCCTAAGGTCAAGTGAACTAACGCCTTCGCAGGCTCAGTTGTTACCTTATTCCATGTGAGTGTTGGGTGGTTTGTGTCCCCCACTATTTAGGGCAATTAGCCCATGGGAGCCTGTCTATTTGTTTTCGGTGGACAACCATAGCCATTTGTGCCGTTTGGAAACGCTGTTCCCCTGCGTCGGTGCATAGGGGTCTACCCAGGTTCCCCTGTTTACGGCCCGCCACCTACAAACGTGGTACACCCATGCGACTAATGAAATTGTGTTGGGACTGTATCAGGTCATTGGGTGATAATACCGTGACTCAAGTTTTACCCAGGTGCCGTTAAACATGACTTCAGCGTATTTGATTGTGTTACTACGGTAAAACGACCCGTTGATAGTCAAGTATTCGACATCATGCGAGTTTGATATAGCGATAGCAAACACAGGCACAATGAACGTGTATTCGTCGTCACCTGTAATGATTCGCATAGGGTGAATGGGCTGGTGAAATTCAGTTGTCATAGTCGGGTTTTCTGTTTGCTAAACGCTTTGATATGTCGTCTAAATCTTTGGGGCGCCAAACATGGATTTCGCCGCCTGCCTCATAGATTCTGTCATGCCACGCTTTTTGCATGGGGCTGACCCTGCCAATATTGCTTTTAAGTTCAGCAAAAATGATTCCCCTAGTCGAATGAACCAACGTCAAGTCAGGATATCCGGCATGACCCTGTAACGGGGTTTTCCACACCCCAGGGCGGATTTCCACAGCCCTAGTGTGCATAACTAACCAACCATGCAATTTGGCCAACATAATTACACTGCTTTGGAATGTTGATTCTTTCATGACTTTAACTCAGTTTGTAGTTTCCACATTGGTTGTAATTGTTCCCTCGGTAGGCCGTAACACTCAGTATCGGGGTATAGCAGGACACCTTTAGTTCTGACTTCATGCGCTGTAGACCAACCAGCGATTACAACATTAGGTTTGTCGACTACACAGAACACATAGCGGCCTTCACGGTCTCTGTCTCTTACCAGTAGGTAATAATCTTTGCCGTCTTTTCTTTCCTGGCTACGAACTTCTAAACCTGACACGTCAGAATTTTTAAACCCATTGCAACTAGTCCACGGTAAACCAGTAAACGTTGATACAGCAATTTCACTGATAGCGGCCTGCAAATGGTTTTGGTACGCTCGTCCTACGCTTCGGTCATGGTCAAAACGGTGTCTTAAACCTCGTTTTTCACTGTCTGCGATAAGTCGCAGGGTTTCGACGTGTGCCATTTCCATTTGGCTTTCAGTCAAAGTCACCAAAGGCATTACGGTGCCAACCTTTTAATAAGGGCCGTACATTCAGCCCTAGTTTCGGGTGCTGGCCCCTCATAATTTAAACCTCGTAGGTACTTCAATTGGGCTTCAGATGGTGCATTGGTCGCATTTGCGCCTAGCGCCTGCGTACGGACATTCTGAGGCTGTTTGACAAGCACTGCTGGGGTGTGTGTCTCTGTTTGGCGGTTGCGTACTTCCTCAGCACTAGCCATTTTGGGGCCGAAAGACATCATGAGGCCCAACACACGCCCTAAACATGATGTTGAAGCGTTCATTTGTTCTGAGTCCCTAGTGAAACTGGTTTTGCCTGGGAACGGTTCAAAGCATGTTGCCTGTGCCGGTATCGGGTCATCAGGTGTGCGCCAAACTTGCATAGTTACGCTAATAAAAGCCTTATCACCAATAGTGATAATTTCGGGGCGGTTTTCCATTATTCGCATTTCGGGCCAGCGTTCTAAAGCCAAAGCAAACCGTGTTGGTACGTCGACATAGTTTGATAAGTCCACTAGTTACCCCTGTTTCGGTCGTAGGCCGTGCGTTGCTCATTGGTCATGTTTGCCCAGGCGTGTAGTTCTGAACAGCGCCGTGATTCTTCAGGGGTCATGTGTTGCCAGTCGCCAGCCTTGCCACAGTTCAGGCAGATACCTTGTAACAAATCCTGTAGTCGAATATCAAAAGCGGTTAACTCTTTTTTGCACAGTTCACACGTCATTTGAAACCGCCTAAACGCATAGCCACAATGGCGTCCTGCGTGTTTTTAGTTAGATTTGACAAGTAAATGCCGTTTTCTTCGGCAACATAAGCCAACTCAAATAAGGCTTTTCTGAGAATTGCAATGTCATCGGTTTGGGCTTTCAGTTGCCATGCCGCCGCTTTCATAGCAATTTCGGCTTTGGCTATTGCCGCTGTCATTTCGGAAAATTGTTCGGTCATGTCGGGCCTTTCATTTGTCGGGTTGTTTTCTACGATAACCAACTGGTGTGGCAGAGTAGCGCATACGGCGCCTGTCGCCTTCTGACGTGCTTGCCCAAATGCCCTGTAAGGCTTTTTCAGGGAATGACACAGCGTAAGCAAAACAGGCTTCAAACACTATGCAGGCCTCACAAATAGGTTTAATGATTGCCCGTGATTCTGCCGATTCTTTCCCGTTGGTAGGAAAAAATAGGTTGGTGTTAAGTCCACGGCAATTTGCATATTGTTGCCAGTCGGGGCGGTCAACATTAAACATTTACTAGCACATACTCCACGGACGCCAACCACATCTACCCACGGCCTCAAGTTCTGAGTACAGCAGAAAAGCAAACCTGAGGTTTAAGGTCGGGTCACTCATGGATTCTTTTATAGGGCCAGCAAACAGTTGCTCAACATAGGCGGTATGAATTTGGTTAATTTGTGCTACGCCGTGGTCATGACCGTTAAACGCTGGGTGCGTGTAATTCACATTTTCACAGCGGGTTTCTTTCCACAGTAAACGACCCAATTTTTGTAGCGTTTCTGTGTTGTTAGGCCAGCCCACAGATACTGCTGTCGGGAACCATTCCTGGCATTTAGTACCAGGGTCAAACGGCGCCAGGGTGGTGGTTGGTTGTGTCAAAGTAGTGGTGCTAGTGCTAGTTGTAGTTGAAGTTAACTCTTCGGCCCTGTCCTGCAACTGTTGGGTTGTCAGGTCACCCAAAGCAATAGTCACCGGCACAGATTTAACCACGTTTGTGGCTGGTGTGTCTTTTTGAAATCCCACAGCCATAGCGGCACAAAACAGGTAAGTAAACAGGGCTAGGCCTAAAACGCGTTTCACATTCATTTTGATTGTCCTTCAGTCGGGGTCAGGTCGGGATTGGTTTACCGACTAATCAAGTCGAAGTCAAGTCACGCTACCAAATTAGGAAAAACCTTTATGGCGTCCTGTACGCCCTGAGTCCAAGTATCACCCGTGACGTACTGTAAATGCCATGGCTCAAAGTTAGGGTTTTTGGGGTCTGCTACCGCCCAAGTAAAACCGTATTTGAGGGCTTCACAAGTCAGGAAACCGTCACCTAAAAGCCATCGGCAGATAGGTGAACCGACAGTGCAATTGGCGGCGTCTATGGCAAGTCCCCAACCGTGGTCGCTGTTGCCAGGTGTGCTAGATGGACTCATGCCAGGCTTCAAGTAATACTTTTTACCCTGCCAAATACGGGTTACTTGTGGGACACGGCCCATGTCGGTAGTCGAGTACCTGAGATTGAATAGGGCTAACTGTTGACCGTAGGTACGGTAAGCACCTGACTGGTTGAGTGTTAACCCTGCAAAGTAGGCGGCTAGTTGTAAACAGTTCCAGGCGGTAGCGGCGTGCTGTTCCATTTTGCCTGACGGTTTCTGAATAGTCCGTAGTACAGCGGCGACCACATACCCGTTTTTTTGACCTGTCAGGTCTGTTGGCATGATGATCGGCAGGACCGGATAGGTGGTCATTCTTTGTCTTTTTTTCTGCCGATGATTGGCTGTACTGGTGTGTTTGTTTTGGCGCCAACACCGTTACCGATACTGTAAAACACGATAGCGACGATGACGTTAGTACCTGCTGAACGGTCAATACCGTCAATAGCCATAAGCACAATCATTCCGATTAAAGCCACTAAAGCAATTAGGGCCTTGCTGGGGTTGGCTATGTTCACGCCCAAATCCAAACCCATAGACCAACAATGAGTGCCATGATTACCGCCAAAATTTTCATGACGGCCCGATGTCCTCAATGAGTAAATAGCCAGGTTGCGTTGCTGAGGCTTGCGCTGAACCTGTAGCCGATGACTGAGCAGTAGCAGTAATGGTGACCGAACCAGCGGTAAAAGTTTCTACGACACTGATGGTTCCTGCATACCCTGTAGTGGCGGCAACGTTGGCGATACTGCCTTGCTGGAGGATTGTTGCACCATTTTTAATTTTAAGGAGTGAGGTACCTATGGCAGTGTTAGCGAGGCTTGGCTCAAAGTAGGTGATTCTGTAGTAACGACTTGCTACTGCCGTAAAAGCGGTAGCGGTCAGGATTGTTGTTTCGGTAGTAAAACCTACGTTTGCAGTGTGTTCTGCGTATTGCATGACGCCACGAGGAAAGTTGTTACATTCTGTAGCGGTCAGGACTTGACCGGCAGTGAAGTCGTCGTTAGGTGAAATCGCCATCAGGTGGCCTTATAGAAAATGTTCCAACGGATAATGTCGCCAGTTGCCCAAGTGAACGGAATTAAAGCGGTCGGTGACACACCAGTTTCGTAAGTGCCTGAAGTGTTGTTGACACGGAAATCAACGTTACTGTTCGCGCCTCGACCGTCAATAGTTCCCCTGTACACTGCAAATGCTGAAGCGTCGTAATAGGTGACACCACCCAAAATAGAACCCAAAGCACCGTTTTCGGTGCTTACCGTATTCACAGGCAGAGTCATAAGCGAGTTCACCGCAATAGTGGTTGTGGAACCAAAAGTCAGACTGCCGAAGGCGTGAACAAACTTGTTGACGGTGCAATACTGCGCCGCGATAGTCCCGTCACCAACCGTCAAGTTGGTAAAAGTTGGCGTGTATGCCTGATAGACACCGAGGACCGTGTTACCAATCGCAACTTTAGTTTCTAACGCCTCGACTGCATCATTAATATCTGAGTGCTGTTGAGCGTGGGAAGGTGACGTCAACAGGCTGGCCGCTGTCGGATTAGTAAAAGCGTCAAGCGTTGTGGGATAAGTAATAGCCATAGTGTTACCAACCTAACCGTGAAGCCGTATCATCGGCGTTTGTATCATTATAGACCCAACCGTATTGGTCGTAGGCAACAGGCTGGTTGTAAGTAATCCCGTCGCCGCCTAAAACACCGAAAATATCGCTATCAAGTATAAAAATTTGGTAATACTCAACAGGGCTTAAATAGAGCGTAAAAGACGTTTGGGACGGTGTACCTGAATAACTCATGCCCTCACAAATAGTGTTCACGGTTTGCAAAGATTGCCCCTGGGCTTGCCATTCTAAAAACAAAATTGGATTGTTAAACACACGCAAATCCAACAGCAAATTAGTTAATGCTGTGTCTGAGTTTGACAGGTCAGTAAAAGTAATTTCATAACGCAAAGTTCTAGGGTCGCCTTGCATATTTGACAACCACTCAGCAAGGCCCAACGCCTGGGTAGTTGTGGCGTCAACCGTAGAAAGTGAGTAACCGGCAACACCGTAAGCGGTTTGGCTTGTCATATTGTTGGCTTGCTGTTCTGCGACCGTTTCAGGGGTGACAGTTACCTGGTTATAAAAGTTTTCGCCAACGGCTGTGCGTTTAAAATCTTCGTATGCAATAGTTGTGTCGCTAACAGTGCTTCGACTTAACGAAACAGACGAAATGCCAGTTTCTATGTCTCTACGGCTTGTAAAATATATACCGCCGCTTCTAGCCTGCAATAAACCTTTTTCTGTTTGGCACAACAAATTTAGCCTATTAAGGATTGTGCCACTATAACTTGCAACGGCTGAAGCGTCAGAACTGCCTGTAGTTGTAAGTTCTAAAATTTCAGGGGTTTTTAATCCTGTGTACGATTCATTAGTTTTTTTTGCTTGTGCGATAGTTTTGCCAGCGTCGTAACCAGTAAATTCTTTTAATTGCCATTTACCTGCCCTAGTTATTTCGTCAATGCAAGTAATAGTGGCCGTAGATAAACCCGTATTGCCTGGGTAATCGTTGTAACTAATGTTTGACACAATGCCTGAAAACGCAACGTTTCCTGTATCTAAAACAATTTGTATTGTTGTGCCACGGGGAAAGTTTGCTATTT